AGAAATTTGATAAGCCTACTCATAAAGTGACGCAGATGATGCAAGACAATATGCATATTTGGCCTCAAGCTATAAAAATGATGAATGAGTATGCAGGCTGGGACAAGCATTACAAGGCACATAAGTGGTCCTATGGTTGCCATTCTAAGTTTATAAATCCTCCTTTGCTCACGGCATTTGGTAACAGACCTGGTCCTCAGAAGCAGTGTGTTTATAAAGATAAGGTTTCAGCAATCTATAAAAGTGTTGGAGGAAAGAAGTTGGAGCAGATGGAATGGGCTATGAAAGAGCTTGAAAAGTATGTAGATGACATAATTAATGAACGTGAGGTTGAGCCTCCTCCTTGTTATTACAAAATAGTGATTAAGTCGGAAATACATCTTGCAACAGGGAAAAAAATGGAAGAGTTGTTAGAATCTCTAAAGAAAGTGTCCATGAAAGCTAGAGAGTATTTTATACCCGATTTATTTACTATACTGTTGTCTATGTTGATGCATGGTGAAAGAAGTAAATTTGAGCGAGGTCATTTGATTAGAATAGGGATAAATTGGAATCACGGTGGATCCATGTTCTTTGCTCAAGATTTTAAGTATTTGAATAAGAGAATGGTCTATTTTACATGTGATGTGACAGGACTGGACACGTGTATAAATCATGTGCAATTGCGTTTAGATAATATGGCAACTAATCAATATTATTATTTTGATGAGCAAGAGAGTGCAAGGTTGTTTAAGGAGCTTCTTCGCGAGTGTGGAGAACGAATGGCAATTAAGATAACTCAGATTTTTGGAGATATGTGGCGAGTTTTCATAGGATCCATGCCTTCAGGAGCATTTAGGACTTCAAATGGAAATAGTTGGATAATATCATCCACCTTTTTTGCACAGTTTGCGCATTTATTGGCTACAGACATAGAATTTAGAAATGTATTTTGGAAATTGTATAAGAATGGAGAGGTAATTCTGAGTGTTTATGGAGATGATAATGTAGCAGCCTGGCATGAAGATTTGTTACCTTGGTTGAATGAAATCACAGTGCCAGCGTTTTTTCTTAGATGGGCAAATTTTACTTGTCGAGATGTCAGGATTCATAGAGACTTTCTTAGCGTGTTGGATGGTAGAGGAAATTTGAAAGTGGATAATGTGTGTTTTTTACAGAAATATTTTGTAAATTTGCCTCAGTCCTTTATAAGTCCCGGTGTAGGAGGAGTGGTGCATTTTAGACCTCTTACGACTAACGTACGAAAGTACGGAAAAGGTAGTTCAGGTGATCAAAAAACAAATATGGATTATTTATTGTCAGCCGTATCAGGGCCATATGATAATCCGTGTAATGTTCAGTGGTA